TTACACCAGTAAAGTTTGCAGAAATTATTTGGCAAGAAGGTTTGAAGTGGAATAATGCAAAGGTTATAGTAGAAGCAAACAATGTAGGTCAAGTTGTGCTATGGAAACTCAAAGAGTGGAAGTATCCTAAACTATGGAAAAATAAAAAAGGAAAAGCATTTTATACCAATAACCATACTAGACCTGTGTTATTTGAGAATTTAAAAGACTATATAGAAGACGAACTACTATTTAGTTTAAATATAGAAGTTATCAAACAACTAGAGATGATTCAATATGACAAAGGAAAACCTGTGCACCCACGTAACGGTCACGATGATATCGTGATAAGTATGGCTCTGGCTTACTATGTAATTAAGGATCTGCCTTTTGAATACGAAACTTCCATAGGAAACATGTATTTAGAAGAGTGGAAGAAAGTTAAAAAAACTAAAATGTCTAAACGAAGTCTGCCGTGGAACATCCGTGGTGGAAATGGTAAAGGAGGTTACAAATGAAAGAATACGACATATCATACTTGTGTGACGAACACGATGAATTTTGGGACAGCCAACGTGCTGAATTAGAAAGATATAAAAATGTTTATGAGTGTAGGTTTTGGGAAGAAGGTTCCTACGGAATGCTCTATGGTGGTAACAACAGTCAAATGTCTATCCAGACATCTGAAGGTTATGGTTACATCGAATCATTCATTGCAAGTTTATTTGCAAAAAATCCCGCCGTAGTCCTTAAAAAAGGACTGAAGAATAAAGGTGATCAACAAAAAGCACAAGAGGTTGCTAATAACTTCTTGCTTCAATGTCGGCAAGAGATTGAGAACTCTGCTCGTCTAGCATTGATCTACCCTATGTCTTTTATTAAATTAGTTCCTCAACCTGAGGGAGACATCTATAACAGAGTAATTCCAGTCTCTGTTGCTCCATGGGATATAATCCTTGATCGTGATGCTCCTCGTTTTGACAAACAAAGATTTATTGGACACAAGTACCAAATGCCTATCGATGAAGCAAAAGAAAAATTTGGTGCAAAGAAGTTTACCGCTGAGTCCAAAGAACATTATTTTAAAGTTGGCTATGGTATTGATCCAGAATATGGTGATGGACCAGAAGCCTCTGGACATTCTGAATATTCACAATACGTTTCTATTATTGAGATGTACGATCTTGTGAATGATGAATTAATTTTTTATTGCCCGCATATCCAAAGAGAGAATAAAATATTACAACGAACAAAGTTTATTCCCTTCAGAGATTCTACTGGTAAGCCTGTTGTTCCTATTGTTTCGCTATACTTCAACAGAATTCCTAGTCAGCCGTTACTTGGTTACTCTGCAATGAAACGTGTTTACGATCAACTCTATGAAGTAAATACTATCCGTTCATTCATGGCTAATTCAGTACGTAAAGCATCTAGACAATACCTTGTTAAAGCAGGTGTACTTGATGAAGAATCTATGGCTCAACTTACATCGGGAATAGATGGTTTGTTTGTGGAGACTGAAGAAGAAGATTTAGATGGAGCAATAAGAGCCATACCACACAACCCTATGCCCACCGAACTTAACGTTTATCATAACGAAGTTAAAAAAGATTTAAATAACGGATCTATCCTTGCACCTTTTACAAGAGGTGAGAGCATGGGTTCTAGAACAACAGCATCAGAAATTACAGCATTGGCTGCTTACTCATCATCTGAATTAGGTAGGCTTGCTCGTGAGCGTGATGCTATGATTGAAGAGTGTGCTTTGAAGTATCTTGCAATCACTGCTACTCTTATGGAAGGTGAGACGCCTCAAGTTCTTAACATTGGTGTAGATACATTCATCGTAACAGAAGATGATCTACGTGGTGACTTTTCTGCGTTTGCTAGTGATCAAGGCTCAACGCCTTTGTCAGAGACTGTTGCTAAACGACAACTACTTGAGAACTTGCCAACACTACTTAACTTAGGTGTGCCTAGACAAATGCTTTTGAAAGAAGTTGTTCGCACACTGAATTTACCAGAGGACTTTGCAGAAGGTGCACTTAAAGCCGCAGAGGATGCCGCTAAGGCTCCTGAAGGAAGAGTGTCGTCTATTGATGCCCCACCAACATTAGGAGAGGCTATGGCTAATCCTCAGCCCTCTAACATACAAGCATTTTTACCTAAAGATAAAATATCAGGAGAAAACTAAATGAGTAAAACTAATAAAAAAGATCGTTCCGTTTGGAAGACTAAAAAAGAATTTAACAAGTGGATGGACGCCTATGAGTATCAATGTATTCATGGTCCTGCTCGCTTGCATCAACTAGACGAGGCTGTAAATAAACTCGTTGAACAATCTTGCTTGACTTACGCTCAGGCATTTGATAAAGTATATACTATTGACGTATTAAAAGAATTAGGATATTTAGATAAGAACTTCAAACAAGATGGAGAAATCATATCTATGGAATCTGCATTAGCAGAGATCGATAATAAATATACATTGATGGTTGAAAAACCTACTAATGAAATACTACTTAACACTGAAGGAGAATAAAGTTATGGCATTACGAGACAAATTTATGGAAGAAGTTCCAACAGAAGGTATGGATATGACTCCAGCACCTACCGCAGATGAAGCAGAGATGGAAGCAAAGATGAATGAAGCAGACGTTGCATTCGAAGAAGCCATGGATGCTGGTAACCCATCAGGTGAATTTACCGCTGCTGGTATCAACATTCTTATTGACAAGGTGAATGATGCTCTAGCATTGTTTGGTGAAACAGAAGAGATCGCCAGTGTAGAACAAGATGGTGTATTCCCTACAGAACTAACCAAAGCAATCTCTATGATTGAACGTGCTGCTATTGATTCAGGTGTGTCTGATGACGACATGGGCTTGGGTGAATTACAGAACGATGGTGATCTGAAAATGCTTGCAGGTAAAGTTGCAGCACTCTCTAAGAACCAAAACTTAAAAACTTTTTTAAAAACTCAAGGCACTGATATGAATGCTGCTTTGATTGTTGGTATTGAAACACCAGCCGCTGGATCTATGGATCAAGCACCCCCTAGTCCTCAAGGTCCTCCAGCAATGGATGAAGAAGAGATGACTAAACTATTTAACTCAAGAATGTAATTAAAGGAGACAAACTTATGAGCGACAATATCGAAACACCCACGTCTACGGACGGGACTTCAAATTTCCAATCTTACAAAGAAGACGCAGTCGGACGTGCGATGGATACAATAATTAAAGAAAAAGGAGAGCAAGCATATGACACGAACAAAGGCACCGAAGGAACACAGTCAACCACCACTGGGACTGATAGTACTTCCAGCACCGAAGGGGCTTCGTTCAGCGAGTTTGCCAAAACGGAAATCAACAACCCGAACTTCACCCAAGACCAAACCCACAAGGGATTGGACTACAACAAAATAACATCTGAACTACCAGATGATGCACAGAAATTACTTGCAAATATGCGATCAGATTACACTAGAAAGACGCAGGAACTTGCAAGAGAACGTAAGGCACTAGAGGCACAACAAGCAGCCCTTGTTAACTCAGAATTTGCCAAGAATATAAAAGAAAAAGCAGAGGCTGAAGTAGCCTTTGATCCGTTCGATGATGCTTCTGTGCAAGCAAAGATAGAACAAGAGGTGGCTAGACGCATGCAAGAAATGCTAAACCCACTACAGAAACAATACGAATTACAGCAAAACCAAATGGAACTTGATAAATTCAAGTCAGCCAATCCTGATCTTATGACTTATAAGAAGGACGTTGCCAAGTTGCTTTTGCAAAACGAAAACCTAAGTCTTCAACAAGCCTACTTTATTGTAAAGGGGCAGAAGCAGAATGAGAAATCTAGACAACTAGAGGAGGAACTATCATCATACAAGTCACAAGCGAAAGAGTACGGGCTGATGATTGGTGGAACTTCTAGACCTAGCAAGGCTCCTTCTGTGCCGCAGGCTGTTAAAGACCAAGGAGCCTACGCTGTTTATCAGTGGCTGGCTGCAAACAAATCTAAATAACCCCCCTCGTGGATAAGGCTATTCAGTCAGACCTCGTAAGAGATACCTGCTAAATAAAAACTTAATAATTTAAGCCAATAAATTTCAAATTAATATGGAGGAAAATACAATGGCTATATCAAATGATATTCTCTCGTCAACCCTTCGAATCCTTAAGGACGAAGAAGTTGACAACTTATATAAAGCCACTCCTTTGCTTGATAGCATTAGAAAGCAAGGTGGGGTAGAAACAGTAGATGGTGGATCTAAATTAGATCGTCCGATGATTTTGGCGGAACACTCTACTATAACCCAACTAAGTTCGGGTTATGAACCTATTAACCTAAGTGCTAGTGATGTTCTTCGTCACCAGTCTTACGAATTCCAAAACGCAACTATTCCAATCATCATCACTAAAGTCGAAGAGATGGCTAACAAAGGTCCTCGTGCCTTGGTTGACGTCGCTCAGGCTCGTATGAAGGCTGCAATGGGCCAGTTCAAACGTGAGTTTGAAAAGGCATTGGTTGCTGCATCATCTACAGTGTTGACAAACTTGTCCTCATTGAACGGTGTTGCTCTTACAACTAACGGATTTTTCGAAAACGAAATCTTTGGATCACAAACAAACACCGTAGGTGGTATTGCTAAGGCATCTTTCCCAGAAGACTTTCAACATCAACTTGGTGAGATCGCTGCATTTACTGCTGGTGGTACAGAAACTATTGATGCTTTGACTGAAGTATATGTTGACGCTCAACTTCGTACTCCAGATGGATCATCTCCAAATTTGATTCTTTGCTCTCCTGACTTGTTCAAGAAGTATAAGTCTCAACTCTATAACAATCAACGTTTCGTTGATGCTGGAACCCTAGACGGTGGTGGAATGCAACTTGCTTTTCACGGTGCTGCTTTGATTCCTTCACCTGTTATGGTTACTCTAGACGCTGGTACTACTGGTTCTGGTTCAATGGGTGCTGCTGCTTATATCGCTGCTTACGTTTTGAACACCAAGTATATCAAGTTAGTTTATGATTCTGACGGTGAATTCGAAATGACTGATTTCATGGATGCGACAGGTTATGCCTCTCGTTACGCATACATCTTTTGTAGAATGCAGATGGTCGTAGATCACCTTGCTTCTCAAGGGTTAATTACCATTAAACAAACACTATAGGAGGAATAAACAATGAGTAGTTCAGATTACATACAAAAAGTTTTCTCAGCAGATGAGATTGCTAGTTCGGTTGATTTAGGTCAATCAAGTACACAAGATTCAAACAGAAATCAAGTAGAGATTTTTGTTGCCTCAGAGAATATTGCCGCTGGTGACTTGGTCTCTTTGGATTTAGCAAAGACAAACAACGGACTTCGTTTGTTGGCTGTCAAAGTTGCTGACGCATCAGATGCATGCCCTGTGGGTATCGCTGTTGCTGCCGCTACTGCTAATGATAAAGTAGAAATAGTTATCAAAGGTATTGTAGAAGAAGCAAAAACTAAAGGTGATGTTGTTAACATCGCTGTTGGTGATGGCTTGTACTGCAACACCGCTGGTAAGTTGCATGCTCAAGCAGTGAATGAAGGTGGTGCTGCCACATTCAACACTAAAGCACCTGCTGCTGTTGCTCTTGAGGCTACTGTAGCCGATGGGACTTCACGAGTTTACGTACTTAAAAACTTCTAAGTTATTTATAATTTAGATTATAGAGGCGGGGCCTTCGGGCCCCCCTTTCTTAAAACATTGAGGAGAAACAATAAATGAATTTTAAAGATATGAGAGAATACGTCAGTAATATACTTGACTATAATCCCAATGTGGATGTTTACCGAACAGAAGTAAACAATGTGCTTAACCAAGTTTACGTTACCCACTTCACTGAAAGACCTTGGGAATACGCACAAAGAGAATATGATATTGAGATCTTAGCAGATCAAACCTTTACAGGTAACGTATGGACGAGAGGAGTAAAAGTAAATCCTAATTCGTCGCAAGGCACGTATGGTCCTTTCATGACCTTCGAAGCCACATCCACTGTAGATAACATACAGGGAAATAAAGAATATAATGCTATTTCAAGATTTGATGTAGGTGCAGATTCCTACCTTGTTTTACAAGATCCAGTATATCAACTTGATCAATACGCAATAACGCAAGCAATGCCGAACAATGTTGGCACTGATGCAATAAGTTTTAAAATGAAACACAGACACATCAACCTCCCACCTGATTGTATAGAAATACTTGGGGTTGGTTTAAGAGGACGTCAGTCTGGTTTCCGTCAGCCGTTTTTTAATTTGGCTAAATATGAAGATGAACACCTAGGCTTGGATCTAGATGAAGTAGGCATTCCGACCAACTGGGTCGAAACAATGCCGATCACCTTGCCAAGTCCACGCAAGAAGCCTAAGTTGGTTGCTGGTGTAAAATCCAATAGAACCATCACAGCAGGTGATTATCAGGTTGCTTACACCTTTACAGTAGTCTCAACGACTGAGCGTGGTATTGTAGAGATAGAGTCATCACCAATCTTTGGTGACGTTCAAACCTTTGCTGCCAATGTAAGTCTAGAAGTTGCAGACATAGAAATTACAGAAACATATGCCGCACAAATTCCTACCATAGTGTTCCGTGAATTACGTAAGAACATTTATATAAAAACACCAGACACCGCTCACTTTGTAAGAGCATCTACAATCACTGTAGCACCAGAACAAGATAGTTCAAACACAGTCTTGGGTAACGGCATTGACTTTTCTATGCCTCTACGTTTTAATAACCAAACAAAATTACAAGAGAATGAAGGAACATATAAAACTTTTAGATTGTATCCACGACAGGATTCAGATTACATTTGTAAGTTACGATATCACTATCGACCTAAGTTTTTGGCTGATGATCAGGATGCCCCTCAGATGCCTTCTGACGCACATTTATTCCTTTGCTATGGTGCTATAGCAGAACTCTTCTACAAGCACTCTAACACCACACAGGGACGCTTGTATGAGGATAAAGCAAAGAGAGAGTTGATGAAGATAGAAAATAAATATCTTACACAAAAAGATAAGGCTCACATCAAGCAAGGCTACAGAACTTCTGATAGTTTCTTTGGTAGACCTTTTATTAGAATTACAAGGGTACCATAATGAAGACAGATGCCAAACAACTATTACCTAAAATAGATGGTGTCTCTCAAACTATTCCTCAGAAACCAGAGGGAGCATCAGAGATAACCAACTTTACATCCTCACGTCTAATCAACGGCTGGGATAACAGGATAGGCATGGAGCCTATCTGGACGCAGTATGAAGGAGCAGGCAACTGGGGGACCTTTGCATCATGTGTTAGAATTCATTCTGTTTTTTGTTGGTCAACTCATAAAGGTGCTAAGTCTTACCTGCTTTACGAAGAGCAACAAAAGGATGCTACAGATGTTAGATCTTCTGTATCATTAAAATTCTTTCTATCAAACGGACCACAAGCAACAACCATCGACGTAAACAGACAAGTCCCAGCGTCAGATATGGTTGGATCTTACTATGAGCCGTTTGGTAGATATCTAATCATTGTCAACGGACAAGATGAATCATACAAGTTTGATGGATATAAATTTGTTAAGTTAGGCTTTTCTACTTTACCAAGACCTCCAATACAATGGGGAGTAAAGGTTGGTGATTCACTA